TCAGACCGCAATAGTGGTCCATCCTTTGCCCCGATCGTCATGGTATCGAGCCGTCTGATTCGGTGATTTATGACCGAGCAGTTTCTGCGTATCGATCCCCTGGGCCTCATACAGACGCTCCGCCAGCGACCGCTGTTCGTGAAACGTTGCCGGCGTACCGTCTCCCCATTCAAGCTCTGCTTTATCCCGTGCCTTGCTGAAATTCATCGTGATGGTATTGGATTTTACCTGCGCGCCACGTTCTGCCTGTGATGTTGCCCGAAAGAAGTGGACCATATAGGGACTGACCGCATAATCGCGGCATCTGGCTATCACATCTCGCAGACACCAACCTATCGCGTTCAGGCGTAGGGAAAGGGGGATCGCAATTTTGCTCCCGGTTTTCTCCTGCACAACGTGAAGATGATCTTCCCAGACATCCGTGAATTTCATGTTCGATACATCACCTAATCGCTGGCCAGTGACCAGCGCCAGCAGCATAGCGTTTCCCATGTAGCGGTGATTGGCGTCGGCAATGTCGAAAATCTTCTGCCATTCCTCCAGTGAGAGGCGCTGTCTTGAAATTCTACGTCGTGGCTGCTTCGTCGCGAGGGCAGGGTTATAACCCGGTGGAACCTCGCCGAAATGTTGAGCCTCCTTAAAAATGTCGATCAGAACAGAGCGAATCACCTGCGCCATTCTCGGCTGCCCGGCGGCAATATAGTCATCGAGGATCTGTGCAACGTCGCGAACGTCAACTGCTGATATCAGCTTCATACCCACACGCTCCTTAAGCAGTGATACTGGTTTGGCTTTTTGTTTATAGGTGTTCAGCTTTATATCGCCAGATTCAAGGCGTTCTTCTTGTATTTTCCAGTAGCGTTCAAGCCACGTTATGGTGGTGATCGCTTTTCCTTTGCTGGTGGCGATCCGGTCGCTGAGCGCTAATATTTGTCGGGTGCGTTGTTCAGCCAGGCGGGAATTAGCTTCGACCGCAATAGATATGGCCTCTTCCTCATTGGTTCCGAGGCTATGAAATTTCCCGGTTATCGGGTGTTTATATCGCCAGTAAACTTTGTTCACTTTGCGGCTATATAACGGGTAAAGGTTTGGCACCTTAACGTTATTTTTACGGGGTCTGGCAGCCATCGGATAATATCCTCTGCAGCTTGGGTGGATCTGACTTGTTAATCACTGGCTGAGCTATATTTCCGGTTATTTCCGCATCTTCTCTCACCCGCCAGAACTTACCTTCTTTGCGCGCTGGTGGACAGAACATGCTTTGCTTCGCATACCGGCGCAATGTGCTCAAGCTGGGCGGATTGCTACGGTATTTGTCTGCGGCCCATTCTTCTAAGGTCAACATTTGAAGCATGGCGATTCTCCATACGGCCCGGCTGCACCCGGGCCATGAGGTTTATTCTTCGGCGCTGATGGGCAGCAGGCGCTGCCAGATTGCTGATACGTATTTCACCTGGTGTCGGGCATCAGCCAGCGCATTGTGGGCTACGCCATCGAATGGCATATCACGCTTCGGATCGAAGCCCAACTGGCGACCGAGCAGCACAATGGTGCGCACGTCGCTGTCGTTCCAGAATTTCCATGGGCATACGTGGCCGGCACGTTCGTAAGCCGTCCGCAGAATGACGTTATCGAAGTTCGCACCATTACCCCAGACGTTCAGATAGCGCGGGTTGTCAGAGTTGCGGCTGATAAACGAGCTCAATTCGGACAGCGCATCCGCTATATGGAGGGCATCGTCATCACATACCGCCGCCCTGGCTTCTGCTGATTGTTTCAGCCACCACAGAATTGTGTCACCGTCGGGAGTTGCGCCTTGATCCATGGCGCTGGACAGACTCACAGCACCATAGAATTCAGCGCCTAGCTCACCGCTTTTCGGGTCGAAAAACACAGCACCGATCGCGACAATTGGCGCAGCAGGCTTATTGCCCATGGTTTCGAGGTCGATCATAAGATGATTCATTTTTAGCTCTCAAATTTCCAGGTATGGTTAACAATTTCAGTGGCATCGCCACGGCATGGGTTGTCCAACTGCTGACCTCCACATTGACCGTATTCGACGTCCACCCAATCTGAAATATCTTTGTCAGTGGCGTGATCTGGAACGTCAATTTCCAGTGTGATGACAATAGTTTTCATTACCCCTCCTGCTTCGGTATAGCTGCGAGCATGGCCTGCCATTGATGGTCTGGGCTCCATACTCCATGACACCCAGATTCAGCCTCTTCATTTGCGGTATGAAACGCTTCACGCATCTCAGGTGTCGGCTCTTTGGGAACCAATTGCCAACCGTCTGGAGTTGCAAGAGTGTCGTCTTTTGCTGGGTCAAACCCAATCCACTCAACACCACCTGCATTAAACATGGCAGTGCGATAAGCTGAAATACCCGCTTTTACGCGATCCCACGCCTCATGGTCGCGATCTGATATGCGAATGACGTCCTCCACTGATGCCAGCAGTTCGGAGGGCAATACATAATCGAGCTGCGGGGCGGTGTAGAGAGGGACGACGAAGATTCCTCCATTATCTGCAACGTCCCGTTCGGCATCTGATTTGTTGAATTTAAGATATGATTGAAAGCGATGAACCGAAAGCCAGTATTTAGGTTCGCTAGCTGCTTTGCGGTATTGCTGAAGCTCTGATTCAATAACGGTTTGATTGGCGCGGCGGCGTTTCAGCTCCAACAGCAAGCAAATTAGCTGCTGATTCTCCGTATCACTCGGCGAGGTCATTGCCTCCAAGACCTCAATATGAGCGCTCAGACCGTGGTCGTCCTTTAGGTTGTTATTGGTCATCACTCTTCTTCCTCTGGCAAGATCAGGATGGTGTCGTCCGGTACAGTGATGGTGAGCTGCGCACTGTAGCCACGCTCATGCATGGCGTAAGTAACAGGCCATGCTGGCAGCGGCTTATTTTCGGCAACTTGACTGATGCCGATGCTCCACAGCCCTGAGTCGAGGTAATAACCAACCACCTGTAGCTCACCCTCAGCCGATTTGAGGTGATAGATGCCTGGGGAGTTGTAGCAACCAATCTCTTCGATGATCTCGCCTTCACACTCCAGCAGATCATCGCTGGCACCATAAAATGTAAGTTCTTTTGCCATGTCAGTTATTCCTTATTTGCGGGCAGTTGCTCAGCAACTGCGGCTCTGATGCGCGCAAGTTCTTTGTCTGCCTCATTACCCCAGTTCGTGCCGTGCTTCAGGTACAGTTGCAACATCCAGTGGATGACCGCCGCCTGTTCACATTCTGATTTTTTGGGGATATCGAACCCGCCTAATCGCAAAAATGAAGCCAGACCGGCACACAGGAAATTTGGTCTGCCGAGAATAGCCAGCAGGTGATCGTCCATCGGTGGGATGGTGCGATCCTTTACCAGAGCTGCCTGAACATCGAGCTGGGTAGCCAGCTGCTTGACTACGGTTGCGTCTGGCTCGCCGAGTCTTTTTGAAAGCTGGTGGCCTGCTGCCACCAGATCGCGAATAGAGATATTCACAGGCGCTCACCAGTTAGTTCAGCGAAACGGTTCAAAAACAGGCCGTAAGCCTGACCGGGCTTGAGGGGAATGAGGGTAAATTCTTCTGATGGTGGTATGCCTTCGAGAACAGGCCAGATTGAACCATCATCCAGATCGAGGTCGCGACGTTCAGTCGCCAACATGATCAGATCCGCATATTTAACTGGTGTGCTCATGGTCTCTGGCAGGCCATACTTCTGACGAATGACAATATCCACTGTCTCTTCGATACACTGGTAGTCAGGTAGCAGGCGTTTCAGCGGTGCCGGAATATCCTGGCAATATGCCTCTGCGGCATCGTGCATCAGGGCTTCGAGTGCAAACTCTGCTGGTACAATCTGGCTACACAATACTGCGTGCTGGGCGACGCTGTAGAACTCCGGTACATGCCCGGCAAAACGGCAGATGTTGGACAAGGCCACCGCAATATCATCGGTGATAATCTGGCTGGCCGTGACATTGCGATAATCAATGTGCTGGCCTGAGTAGGTTTTTAAAAATGGCATATATTCTCCATATATTCGCAGCTGCACCTGCGGCTGTTTTCGGGTGTGCGAATCCCTCACCAGATGGCGATAAATAACGGAATTACGCTTCACTAATTGCCCCGATGTGCAGGGCAATTAAGGCAGAGCAATTACGCTTTGAAGTTACCGATAAAGGTTTCTACCGGCTTACCGTCGAATTTCTCGATCAGCAGGTCGCGGAACTCGTTGGCGATGGACTCTTCCAGTGCCTCCAGCTGCACAACGCGAAGCACGAACATCGGTTCACCACTTTTCAGCAGGCTGTTACGGAGGCTGAAACGGCGCTCTGTCAGCCCTTCATACGGCACGCATTTGAACTCGAAGGCAACCGGCATAACGTCTTTACTGCTGGCTTCCACGCTTTCCATAAGGGACTTTTTGCCGCTGAAATCTTCGTCTTCGTGCGCAGACTCCGACACCTGTTTGATATTGACGCGGCGTACAGCCTGAGCCGCCTGTGCGATGGTCATGGTATTGCCGCTGGCATCGAACGCCGTCAGGAAGTCGCTCCAGTCTTCCAGCCATTCGGCGATCTGCTTCTGGTTCAGGCGGTCGCCGTTAATTGCAAGTAGCGCACGGAATGGGGCAGTTTTATTGAGCTTGATCGTGGATACGTTGTCGGCGTGGCCTGGGTGGTCCAGGGTGCCAATATTGAAGATCGAACGGGCCGACATGTTTTCGGCATCAATAAAGCAGCGTGCTTTTTCATCGGTGCTGGCATAGCCGGAAGAGTAACGCACAAAATCGTCAATACTGGTGGTGTCCATGGCGCCACGGAAGCGGAAGCGTTCCAGAGACAGATTTTCGAGACTTTGAATACGGGTACCATCCGGGATAATCGCGGTTGGACATGCCATTGCGTCAATATCTTTGAGGTGGTAGCCAGACAGAACCAGGTCTTTAACTTGCTGGATCGCGCTGCTGTCTAATTGCTGAGACATAAAAATTCCTTATTAATAAACTGACTGAATGTTTAATTGGGTATTAATCAATCGCGGCTTACTGAGCCGCTCGAAGCTTTGCGTCTGGATCTCCGCCAAGAGTGAACAGGTTGCCCTGGTCTTCCTGCAGAATGGTTAGCTTGCCGCCACGGTTGACGTACATCGGCGTTTCGGTAGTGTCTTCTTCTGAGGTTTTCCCGCGTGGAGTGGGGCAGGAATACTGTAATTTGTGCTTGATCATCACTCGCTTCTCTTCGGTAGAGTTGCTCATACGATCAAGGTCAAAAGTAAGGGTGACTTTCCCTTTGTTACCGTTGTTCAGGACGCCCAGTGCGGTGGTATTCAGCGCAGCGGCGATTTTGTTCATGAACACACCGGCATCCAGTTCGCCCAGAAAGTCGGGCACTACGGTCATGCGATCATTGCTCATAGCATTTCCTCTCGGTTAAGCGGCTGCCGCCGCTGTAAGTTTCTCCATACACAACAGAGAAGAGCACCTGCGCGCTGGTTCGGGGTAGGAGAGCCGTTCCCGTTGCGCCCGGGTGGATTGGGTTATGAGCCCGTCGCCCGGTGATGCTCTTGTCTGTTGTGTAAAAAGGGCGGTACCAGAAATAAGGGAGAGAAACTGGTACCGCCAAACTACACACAGCAATGTCGTTGTGGTGGGGCTGTCACTTAGGCGTATGGTCAACCTGACAACCCGGTGTCCTTACACAGGTGAAGGAGTCGCACCTGGCCATACTTACCGCCGCGCCGTTTCGCGGATTGCCACAACGAAGAGAGCACTCAATGTGTAACAGGGTCCGATTTTGGGAACGGTTGGAGGAGATACGGCGCACCAATCTCACAAGCAGCCTCGGATTTAAGTTACCTTTCTAAGCCTGATACCGTGCGGATCTCGCAAGCCGACGCGGAGTGCTCTCATCGTTGTGTGCTGGTCTTTCCCAGCCGTCAGCGCGCTTCCTCTACTTGCCGCGCAGAGCCGTCTACTTCCGTGCTGTCACTGTCGCTGTCTGGCCGGACATCCGCCATTTCTCCCGATTACGCCCGTCGTCGGCGGCGGTCTTTCCCTGCTGTCGTTCAAGTACCTTCGGGCGGGGTGCTAATGGGGTGATTAGCCCTGATCATTAACACTCCTGCTGGTTTTTGGTATTCCGGCTTGGGTATCGCCACCAGCTATGGAAGTTGACTACGAGTTGCGGTTAATCAGGCCGCGCCTCTGTTACCCCTCCCGAAGACACCTGGTACTGCTTATCTCTTCCTGTCAGGTAGACCAAGGATTTCGCGCATTTCTTTCTGCGTGCGGATGGTTTTCGTAATCGTCAGATCAACATCTCCGCGATATGCTGTTCCGTCTTCACAGATGACCAGCGTTATGGTCTTTCTACCTGGCTTGCTTACTTCAAAGCGATGAGCTTTGCGGATAACACGGCAATCTGCGGCCAGCGCATCCTTGATCAGATTTTCAATCCCTTTATTCGCCATGTTCGTGCTCTCGCTTTGTGGTTTCCGTTACTGTTAGCGAATCATCCCGGTCTTCATTTGCCCCGGGCGGCTACTTCGTGGGCGTCCTGCCTGTTCGCTGTCGATGGAATGAAGATAAAAGAATATTGCGAATTACGCAAGTAATAAAATGCGCAATTCGCAATATAAAGGGCGAAAAAAAACCGCCATTAGGCGGCGGCTCTTTGTTGGTGGCGGGTTATCCGTGTCTTTTCATTGCCTGAGATTGACTAAGCATCACTTTCCCAAACACATAAAAGCGTTCTTCGTTCGATTGGTCAACAGACCACTCTCTGTATTTGGGATTATCAGATATCACCAGAATTTTATCGGGGATCATCTGTAACCGTTTGACATAAATTTTCTCGTCAAAACCAAATACATAAATGCCATCACCATCAAATTCGTTGATTGACACATCAACAAAGATCAGGTCACCAGGCTCGATTGTATCAGCCATGCTGTCGCCGCGAACGTTAATTACTTTAACGGCATCTGGTGTCCTGCCACCAAACAGAGCTGCAGCTCGTTCACTGTTGTATTCGATTGATCTGATTACATCGATGACATCACTACCTTGTATAAAACCCATGCCAGCACTTGCGCTGACATCAAGCATTTCGACTCTAAACACCGGGTCACCCTCTCCGTAAACCGGACTATTGCCACTGGATTTATATACAGTAGTTTCATTTATGGAAGGTGTAAAGAGTTCAGCAACATCAACGCCGAGCGCAGTTGCATATTTGCTAAGCGATTGTTCAGTAAATGACTTTTGCTTTCCGGTCTCGACGCGAGAAACATTAGCACCGTCAATACCTACAGCATCAGCAAGGTCGGCAATTTTCATGCCTCTTGCGAGGCGCAATTCACGAATACGATTTCCTATGTTCATGCGGCCCATTACAGGTTGTTTTTGCGTGATATGCAAAGCAACTTGCGCAAGTCGTAACTACACATTAATATGCGTATTACGCAATTACAGGGGGCTTTATGCAATCACCGTTAAGAAATTTGCGAAAATCGCAAGGTCTAACACTCTCACATGTCGCCAATTTGGTTGACATTGATCCAGCCAATTTAAGCCGCATTGAGCGGGGGCAGCAAATCGCCTCTCTCGATGTAGCGGAAAGACTGGTGAAGTTTTTTTCGGGCCAGATCGACGAACTCCAGATTTTGTACCCGCAGCGTTATGCAAATCCTACACAGGATAGCGGTAAAGCTGAACCACAGAAAAAAGGGGATAACCGTGGGTAACGAACCTCTGTGGAAAGTAGAACGCCAACCAGCCTGGCTGGTGGCCGCAATCAAGAAGTCCATCACCGATCTGCAGGGTGGCTACACCGAAGCTGCTGACTGGCTAGGGGCTACCGAAAACGCTTTATTCAACCGTCTGCGTACTGACGGCGATCAGATTTTCCCGCTCGGCTGGGCGATGGTGTTGCAGCAGGCTGGTGGAACTCACCACGTTGCTGATGCTGTGGCGCGCCATTCTGGTGGCGTATTTGTTCCGCTGGTGGAGCTGGACGATGTGGCGAATGCAGACATCAACGATCGTCTGCTTGAGACGATGGAATGGATGGGGCGACATTCACAGATGATTAGGGGGTTCATCGCTGATGGCGTTATCGACGAAAAAGAAAAGCAGGCGATTGACGAGAACAGCTATCAGGTAATGGCTAAGTGGCAGGAACACATCACGCTGCTGTTTCGCGTTTTCTGTCAGCCAGAAAAGAGTGACGCCCGCGAGTGTGCAGCTCCGGGCGTCGTGGCAGATAAATCATTGTGTATGGAGAAATCCGCATGAGCAATTTAACCGCAAATTATCAGCGTTCGCAACTCCGCGCTCTACCTATTCGTGGTGGCAGGGGCGAGGTCATGTATTGCTATGCCGTAAGAGTACCCGGTGGCTGGGCACAGGTGAACCACAGTTTCACCGAGTGGGCTGTGGGTGACTTCAACGGGCAGGCCAAACAGGAGAAGAACGATGACAGCGCTAATCTGCATTGATTCGACCCAGATTCGCCAGGACGACGGCGGTCGCTTTTGCCTGAATGACCTACATCGTGCTGCTGGCGGTGAGCGCCGTCATGAACCTTCGTTCTGGCGTAACCTCCATCAAACCGAAAGCCTTGTTCAGTTATTAGGCGATACAGGAATCCCTGTATCGGTCATCCGGGGCGGGCTTCAGCAGGGGACGTATGTCTGTAAAGAGCTGGTGTACTCCTACGCCATGTGGATTAGCCCCGAATTTAACCTCAAGGTGATTCGCACCTTTGACGCCGCTCAGTCCACCAGCGTACCGCAAACACTTCCTGAAGCGTTGCGCCTGGCTGCCGATATGGCTGAGCAGAACGCCCAACTTGAGCACAAGGTGCAGCAGGATGCGCCGAAGGTGGCATTTGTCGAGCACTACGTGGATGCCGCAGGCGCAAAAAGCCTCCGCGAGACGGCGAAGATCCTCAACATGCCGGAAAAGGCGATGATTGACGCGCTGCTGCGCGACAAGGTGCTGTTCCGTCAGTCCGGCAATCTGCTGCCACATGCCCTGCGCCAGCGCGAAGGTCTGTTCACCGTCAAAACCGGAACATCTGACTTCGGTCATGCCTACACCCAAACCCGCGTAACACCTCGCGGCGTCCAGTGGATTGCCGAACGCTACGCCTCTGAACTTATGGGAGGCTGACGTGGAAGAGCAAACCAAAACTATCGACCGTCTGTACAAAGACCACCACGGCATTGTTGTACACGTCATCAGGTATGAAGAAGACAGCCAGAAGGTGATTTACCGTCGTCCGGGTTACGAGTGGGAATGCTCGGCCCCGTTGATTTTGTTCCGGTCCCGATTCACGAGGATAGATAAGTGAGTGTTAAATTATCCGCATACGTCTGGGATGGCTGTGCATCTTCTGGCATGAAACTGTCGAGCGTGGCTATCATGGCTCGCTTGGCTGATTTCAGCAATGACGAAGGCGTGTCGTGGCCTTCCATTGAAACTATTGCCCGCCAGCTCGGTGCTGGCCCAAGCACGGTAAGAACAGCAATCGCGAAGCTGGAGGCTGACGGCTGGTTAACCCGCACAGCGCGCCGCAAAGGGAACCGTAACGCATCGAACGTTTACCAGCTCAATGTGGCGAAACTTCAGGCTGCTGCGTTTTCTCACCTGTCAGAATCTGACGCGTCAAAATCTGATGCATCAAAATCTGACCCGTCAAAATCCGATGCGTCGAAATCGGGCAAAAACCAGCAGTTTGACCCTCCAAAATCTGGCGGGGATCCGTCAGTAAATTCAACTACAGATCCATCAAGTAAATCTAAAACCCCTTGTCCGGTTGCGCCGCAACCCGACCCGGAAGTGTTGATCACCGATCAGGCGATTGAGGTTTTAACCCACCTGAACCAGGTCAGCGGATCACGCTATCAAAAATCACGAACCTCTCTTGAGAACATTCGGGGCCGAATCCGCGAGGGCTACAGCGTCAGCGATCTGAAACTGGTTATCGACCTGAAGCACGAGCACTGGAACGGCAACGACGAGCAGTACCAGTACATGCGCCCTGAAACGCTGTTTGGCCCGAAGAAGTTCGAAGGTTATCTGTCCAGTGCCATTCGCTGGGAGAAAAAGGGCCGTCCGGCGCGGAAGGAGTGGGATAAAAACCGTGAGCGGGATATTAACGACATCAGCAAGTTCGACAATCGCGTACCGCCTGGATTCCGTGGACATGACCCGAAGGAGTGGCAGTGAAGACAATGACCATCAACAAATATTGCCAGGCACTGGCAGAACTGCGCATTCAATCAGCTCACGAGCTGAAAGAGGTAGGCGATCAGTGGCGCACTCCGGATCTGCTGTTTTGGGGTATCAATGCTCTATTTGGCCCACTGGTTCTCGATCTATTTGCTGACGACAGCAACGCTAAATGCCCCGCATGGTACACCGCCGAAGAAAACTCGCTGACGCAGGACTGGTCCGAACGTCTGGTCGAACTGGGTGGAGCCGCATTCGGCAACCCACCTTATAGCCGCTCGCAGTACCATGAAAAACAGGCTATCACCGGCATGACTCACATCATGAATCACACTATGGCAATGCGCGAGTTGGGTGGGCGTTATGTTTTCCTTATCAAAGCTGCGACGAGTGAAACATGGTGGCCTGAAGAGGCTGATCACGTTGCTTTCATCCGTGGTCGTATTGGCTTCGATTTACCGACATGGTTTGTTCCGCTCGATGAGAAACAGCAGCCCAGCGGTGCTTTCTTCGCGGGGGCCATTGCAGTCTTTGATAAATCATGGCGCGGGGAAAGGTTCAGTTACATCAGCCGCACCGATCTGGAGGCCAAGGGGCGGGCATTTATGGCGCTGGCGCAGTTTGCTGTCGGCAAAACTCCAGCGCCTGAAGAGACGGTGCAGCCACCAGTAACGGAAAATATCCCGGTCATTGAATATGTGATCTATCCGCTGGAGGTGCGTCTCCTGTTTGATGCTGTTCCAGGTGGTGACGATCTGGATCCGTTCACACAGGCAGATATAAAGAACCACATCAAAGCCCGTTGGCTAGAGCGTGCGACTCGAGAAGATATTCTCACTGAGTGCGCCGCGATGATTGGGGTTAAAGCAGCATGAGGGCGCTACTGACTCCAGAAGTAGTACCGCGCCTCGGCGTGGTGCTTCTCAAGCCAGGTAAGGAGTTGATGCGCCTGTTTTCCGGTGGTCGCGTGCTGGTCGAGTCTGAACCAAAGAATATGGCCCGCCTGGAAAGCGGGCGCGTGCCTGAAGCTCGCCAACCGTTGGCTGAGGATAAGGTACTCGAGTCATTTTTCACTGATGAACGAGTGATCAATGCTGCTGGTGGACTTCCCGGACTGGAATACTGGCTTGAGCACAGCGTCAGCGGTTGCCAGTACCCGCATTCGGATTACCACCATCATGAACTGGTCACCATGCGTCACGCGCCGGGCGCGATGCTGCTTTGCTGGCACTGTGAAAACCAGCTTCGCGAACAGTTTACTGAACAGCTGGCAACATTGGCACGTCGCAATCTCATCAACTGGATTATCGATACCGTACTGGCTCGCCTGCGGTTCAACTGCGACCGGGAATTATCGCTCGCTGAACTATGCTGGTGGGCGGTATATGCCGGTGTCGGCGACGCTATACCAGAAGATATGGCAACGCAGGCGTTAATGATGCCTGTTGAGCCTATCCCCACTGTTTACAAAGAAAGTGACATTGTTCCGACTGTACCTGCCACCAGCATTCTGCAGCAGAAATCCAGTAAGGTCGAACCCATCCAGGAACAGCCGAATGTGCTGGCGCTGCGCGCGGATCCTGAATCGCCGGAATCATATATGCTGCGGCCTAAGCGCCGCCGCTGGGAGAACGAAACATACACGCGGTGGGTGAAGACTCAGCCGTGTGAATGCTGCCGCCGACCGGCAGACGACCCGCACCATATAATTGGGCAAGGGATGGGCGGTACCGCCACCAAAGCCCATGACCTGTTCGTGTTCCCTCTGTGCAGAGAGTGCCACGACAAATTGCATGCCGATGTTGCGGCGTTCGAGCAGAAATATGGCTCGCAGATGGAGCTGCTGTTTCGTTTTCTGGATCGGGCGCTGGCAATCGGCGTAATCGTTAAAGCGTAATTGTATGGAGCGCTGAGCAATGAATTTAGAATCATTACCACAGTATTTCTCTCCCAAATCGATGATGCCTGGAGCTGTACCGTGTGGCATTACGGCGGACACGCTTACCATCACTGACATTATGGCAGCGCTTGGACTGGCAAATTCAAAAGCAGCGGTTGGTATTGAGCTATTTTTGGCAAAGGCGGGCGTTCTGAGTCCTGACGACATTGTTGCCTATATTGGACAGATAGCGCTGTTGCGTGCTGACCGCCATTCAGCCCTGAAAAAGATGCCAGAAAAGCAGCGATATGAATTTCTGCGTATTATCGCTCGATATGTGTTTCGCGACTACTCACTGAGCGCCGCCAGTATCGTTACGTGCAGCAGTTGCGCCGGGGAAGGGTTTATCGATGCGGAGGTTTTCACAATGAAGTCCTGGCGCATTCGTGATAGCTGGATGCCGCAAGAGCAGGATCGGGAAATTGTCCGGGTTATCTGCAAACCTTGTAACGGCAAAGGCCACATCAAAAACGAATGCCGCTGCCGGGGGCGTGGAGAGGTAGTGGATAAAAAGAAAAGTGAGTTGCAGGGATTACCTGTCTACAAGCCATGTCCGCGCTGTAAGGGAAGGGGCTATCCAAGGCTGAAAGATACTGAAGTATTCAAGGCGCTAGGGGTCACGGAGACAACGTGGCGCCGGAACTTTAAATTGTTCTATGAGCGACTGGTTACGCATTGTCACATGGAAGAGTCCTATGCTGAGTCGGTACTGAAAAACGTTACTCGCTAATCTCCTTGCAAATGTGGCGGTTTTTGGCTAGTCTCATCCCAACGATGGGATTCTATGCTCATAACGTTACGAAAAATCAGACCTCGCCTCGGCGGGGTTTTTTTATGCCCGCAATTCACCACCAGCGCATTAGTTGCGCTGTCAGTCGCCAATACACCGTTTCATCTTGCTGCCGTTCCGAACCAGAGTTATCCGTATGCCAACGGAAACGAATGGAAATTAACGATGTTAAAACAGCAAGATATGACAGAAGCCGCTAAAGCGGTCTTAAACGAGTTGAGCGCTGAACCTGCAACGGTGGGTGAGATTGCACAGAATACACACCTGACGCGCGAACACTGCCAGTTGATACTGACGCAGTTGGTGATGGCGGGGTTATCGGATTACCAGTTAGGGTGTTATATGCGCCTCCGCGCGTGACGGCGGAGATAATTGCTGTGAAATGGGCGGCTGGTGGGTGTTGACGCATCCACCAGCCATTCGCTCATGCCAGAGGTCACAGGCGAACCATAGCCCACCGCTTTAACGTTAAAGCAGAGTGAGCTTAGTAGATGGACGCTTATTGATCTATGAATTCGACTGTAAATTTATCCAGCCCTGTACTGGTAAACGCTGATTCTCTCCAGTACATCAAAACGCTACCTGATTACAGCATCGACCTCATTTGTACCGATCCGCCATATTTCAAAGTAAAGCCGCACTGCTGGGATAACCAGTGGAGCGGTGATGCCGATTACCTCCTCTGGCTTGATGCGTATCTTGCAGAGTTCTGGCGGGTGTTGAAACCGACGGGCAGCCTGTACCTGTTTTGTGGCCACCGTCTTGCGTCCGACATTGAGATCATGATGCGTGCGCGCTTTGACGTTCTGAACCATATCGTCTGGGCTAAACCGTCGGGCCGCTGGAATGGCTGCTGCAAAGAAGAATTGCGCGCTTATTTCCCTGCGACTGAGCGGATCCTGTTTGCTGGTCATTATCAGGGACCGTACAAAGGCAAAAGCGACGGTTATGCGGAAAAGTGCAGTGACCTGAAACAGCACATCATGACTCCGCTTATCAGCTACTTTCGTGATGCGCGTGAAAGCCTGGGCGTAACATCAAAGCAAATTGCCGATGCCACAGGTAAGCGCAACATGGTGTCGCACTGGTTCAATGCCAGCCAGTGGCAGTTGCCGGGTGAGGGTGATTACGCAAAGTTGCAGGCGCTGTTTGACCAGATAGCCCGAGAAAAGTACGCGCAGCAGCTGCTTGACGAGCCACACCATCAACTGGTGGAAAAATACCACGTTCTCAATCGAACCTACGTCGAGCTGATGCAGGAATTTAAATCACTGCGACGCTATTTCGCGGTGTCTGTTGCGGTTCCCTATACCGATGTCTGGACACACAAGCCTGTCCAGTTCTACCCAGGTAAGCACCCATGCGAAAAGCCCGCCGATATGCTGGAGCAGATTATCAGCGCCAGCAGCAGGCCGGGTGATGTGGTGGCTGACTTCTTTATGGGGTCAGGTTCGACTGTAAAGGCGGCGCTGCGGTTAGGACGAAAATCCATCGGTGTGGAGCTGGAGGCTGAACGGTTTAACCAGACGGTTAACGAAATCGAGTCGCTCGCTGACAGCTAACGACTCACAACATGAGCCGAATACTTGGGTCATTCAACTCATCGATTATGTCCGCAAGGTTCAGGGAACTCATCCTTGTTCCAAGTTTATTGGCATACCATGAGATGAATATTTACTTTTAAATAAAATATTCAATCAATATTATTTAACAATCATTAAAGTAGTAGCACTCAATAACTACATATGCTCTGGTCACATTAGGGCGATGTTCAAAAGGTGATACTATGAAAAAAACTATTCTGGCTTTAGCTTTCACTACTGTGGCACTTCCAGCCTTTGCTAACCATCCGATTGCCCGTGGCGCTGTGGTTGCTTCATCTGACCATCCTGTCGCTATGGCTGCCGCTACCAGCGGAAATGGAGTGCATCCGGTTGCTCGCGGGGCAGTTATTGCTGGTTCAGATCATCCTGCAGCTATGGCCGTAGCTACTGGCAGCAATGGCCGCCATCCTGTAGCAAGAGGCGCTGTAATTGCTTCCTCCGACCATCCACTGGCGGCAGCGGCTGTAACGTCTCATTAATTGAGTTAGTCGTTCACTGACAGCTACCGGCTTAATCTGTAAGCCGAATAATTAGAGTATTCGGATCAAACCCTCAAGCCTCGGCATCTGCCGGGGTTTTCTTTTATATGGAGTTTATATGTCTTTTAAATTCGGTTTAAACCAGCTGGTGGAAATTTTCGTCAGTGGTGAGTTTGGAGCAGTTAAGGCTCGTGCAGAGTACGCCAACGGTGCAGAGAACGGGTACTACGTTCACTATAAAGCGGGCGACGGTCGTGCGGTGACGCAGTGGGTCGATGAAAGCGACCTGGTGATGGTTGAAGCAGAAGAAAGTCCGGGTCAGCCTGTCTACGGCACTACGGAATTGCCGAAAGGTGCTGTGACGCAGTCAGCGTGCTAAAAGAACAGAACACCAACAGCTAGCGAAGTTTTAGCCCGAGCCTGATAAAATGGTGTGAATTTATGCGTTGATGATGGAGGCTTGATGAACGAGATCCCCAAGGAATATTTTCTGAGCGCTGACGATGACCTTGTTGATTATTTAGAAAAGCAAGGAGAGGAGTCACTCAAAGAAACCTTAAAGTCAAACGCAACTAATATCGAAAATGGTTATAAGTTGCTCAGCATCCAAATTGTTGGCATAGGTTCGGCATTCCTGCTTTTAACGCAGAAAACAAGCTGGGATTTTCTTGCAGTGGGAATCGCTGTATTTACTTTTTTATGGACTTGGTGTGCCATATATCTGGTATGTTCCGGTTTATCTGTAAAATTAAGGGCGCAGACATTTTCGCCTCCAGATTGTCTTTATACGGAAAAGTACAAACACATTAATGATAACCATTATCAGGCATTTGAAAGCGTCGGGTATAAAGGCGATCGAAATGTACTCTCTGTTATAAGGCGCTATCATCTTGTGGACCTTTCAGATACGTCCCGAGAATTGCTTGAACTTAATCATCATTTACGCACCAGCCTTGATAGGGCGAGGATCTTGACAATCCTCACCCCTGTTGTATCTATAATCGCGTCAGCAATTACTTTTTGCCTTTCTTAAGATTCTCTGCGGAATCGCCGACAAAGATACGTTTGGTTGCGAACTCTTGGAGCGTAGTCTGCTGAGTAGTCGTTTTCTTTTCTGTTTCAGTCTGTGGTTTGCTGTCAGACTGCTTCTGGTTGTTTTCGGACATAAAATCCTCTGTAGTTGATAGGGTTATCTTTGGCGATTTAACAATATCAAATGCAGGTATTTACTACCAGAACAGCAACTGATCAGATTGTGCATAGGCGGCGTTCTCCCGTATCTGCGCTCACCACACTACTATGATGAATTTCAACTCAGCCCCGTTTTGCGGGGTTTTCTTTTATATGGAGATTATCCGTAATGAAAAAAGTCTCAATTATCGTATTGTCGGTGCTGCTGGCCTGTTCACTTTCCGCATGTACATCTGACCCCTTGAAGGCCGAGCATAAGAGTGAGCGCCAGGCGCTTAATGCAAAACAAAAGGCTGATCGTCAGGTAGAACGCGCCGAAAAAACACTGGCGGTAACGACTGCATCGACAGCGGCGGCAACTGCAAATCTGGCTGCTAAAAAACAGGCCCAGCGTAAGGCTGATACCGATTTACAGCAGATCATCTGTCCTGAAATCAACCAATAACCCAACGGAGCGAAACGAATGCAGGTCACTATTGATGGTGTCCCGTTTGTTCCTGCGCGTGGCACATCAGGCGGGATCGGCATTGTTATCTCTACCCATAATAGGGCGAAGGTATTAAAAAGCGCGCTTGAGCAGCATCTGAAACATTTGCCCACTGGTGCGCTGGTGGTGGTGGTTGACGACGGTTCAAAACCTGCTGCTGTCGTCCCTGATGGTATGCAGCTGGTTCGTCATGATCAGTCGCTGGGAATTGTGGCCGCTAAGAACGCCAGCCTGCTGGCGCTGATGGATGCCGGTTGCGAGCATCTTTTCTTGTGGGACGATGATGCCTGGCCGCTAGTCGATGGATGGCACTTACCGTACATCGAATCACCTGAGCCGCATCTTTCGTATCAGTTCCTTGATCTGGCTGGCCCGAAAAAACTCAAAGACATTAGCGTGCTACACCAGGATGAGCGCCATATTGCGTACACCGGGCAGCGGGGTGTCATGTTGTATTACCACCGCAGTGCCATTGAAAAGGTCGGCGGCTTCGACCCGATATACGGGCGCGGCATGTATGAACATGGGGATCTGGCGTTGCGGATCCACAATGCGGGACTGACGACGTGGGCCTTTGCTGATGTCGTTGGCTCCGAGCGGCTGGTTTATTCTCTCGATGAGCATGAGGCTGTCGAGCGTTCAGTATCACAGCCTGACCGGACACAGCTGGTTAGACGTAACGCAGGCATTTTCAGCGGGCGTCGCGATTCAGGCTATACCGGATTTGCAGATTATCGGCCTCGTAAAAATCTTGTCCTGACAACGCTGCTGACCAGCCGACCTGATCCGCAGCGCGGTGTGCGCATGAAACCCGATGCATCGATGCTGACCACCTGGGCGAACTCTGTCAAAGGTGCTGATGCAGTTGTGTTGGCGGACGAGTTGAAAGCGGCACCATCCGGTGCGCGTCTGGTAGCGGTCGGCGATGTGGACATGAATCCATACTTTCGACGCTGGTTGCATATCTACCACTATCTGCGCGATCACCCTGAATACACGGACGTCTGGTGTACCGACGGTACCGACGTGGAGATGCTGCACCAGCCATGGCAGGGCATGGAACAAGGCAGGCTCTATGTTGGTTCTGAACCGACCCTCTATTCGGATCCGTGGGCACGCAAATCTCATCCAGAGGCGCTTTATGATGGCTTCATTGACCAACACAGCAATGAAGTGATGCTTAATGCCGGGTTGCTCGGCGGGAGTCGAGCGGACGTGATGTTGTTTGCCCATGGGATTGTCCGGCTGTATTACCTCATCGAAAGCTGGCGATTCTGGAAGGTAGAGAAGGGCGACAAAGCCGTCGGTGACATGATGGCGTTTGGCATCGTGGCGAAGTCGTTTGGTGAGCGTGTCGTGACCGGCCCGCAGGTGCATACAGTATTTAAATCCGGTGGGATCGGAAAGGAGCTGGCATGGTGGCGTCACAAGTGAAATGCGTTGTTGTCGGACACCATGGCAGACGCGTGCAGGCAGAGGCGCTGGCTGAGCGCCTGGGTGCGCATCTGCTACTGGATGATGGCAATCATGGCGCAAACTGGAACCACTGCAGAGCGATGGAGTGGGCCGCGCAACAGGACGAACGCGTTGTGGTGCTTGAAGATGACGCTCTGCCTGTTGATGGATTCAGGCAGCTGGCAGGCGAATGGCTTGAGCGCTTTCCTGACTCGCTGGTGAGCTTCTACCTCGGTACCGGGCGACCGCCGCAGTACCAGCCAAAGATAGCGGAAAAGCTGATTGCGGCTGATAAAACCCACGCTGACTACATCACGCTGCCACGCCTCATTCATGGCGTGTGCTACAGCGTACCGCCTGCTCATCTGGCGAACGTGTTGAAGCGATGGGAGAGCCACAAGGCGGCAGACTATGCGGTCGGTGATGCCTGGGGCGGCGTGGTGGTCTATCCCTGCTGGTCGCTGGTCGACCATCATGATGGCCTGTCGGTCGAGCGACCGTGGAACAACGCGCTGCGACGTGAGCGGCGGCAGGCATGGCGTCTGCATCGGTGCGAACCGACTGCCACCTCGTGAATTTTCAAAGGTACTCCCGGCGGGGGTGGATCATCCACGGGGCGCCTAACTCGCGGTAAAAGAGAGTTTTTTGATTTTTGATCCAGCATCACCACCACTGTAAATATTTAATATTTCTGAATAAAAAAAATTCCAGTGTCGAATCTGGTTGATTTTTATTCATCACTGGAGTGGGTCATGGATAGCGAGCTAAAAAGCTTAAAGCTTAATACCAGTCAACTAGCCGCGTTGTCTGGTGTTCATCGGCAGACGGTTGCGGCACGCCTTAAAAATGTCAGCACATCAGGCGGTAACGACAGCAATTTGAAGCTGTACAGCCTGACAAGTGTGCTGGCTGAGCTGATGAAAATGCCCGCGCCTATTGCCGAAGGTGAAATGGAACCCCAGGACCGCAAAGCCTGGTATCAGTCGGAACGAGAGCGTCTGAAGTTTGAGCAAGAGGTGGGAGAACTCATTCCTGCTTCTGATGTGGCGCGGGAGTTTGGCAGTATGGCGAAGGCCATGGTACAGGTGCTTGAGACGCTGCCGGATATTCTTGAGAGGGATTACGCTCTGACGCCTGATGCTGTCAATCGTGTTCAGGCCATCATCGATGATCTTCGGGATGAGATTGCGCGAAGAGTTACGAGTGACGACAAAGCAGAGGAGGATGTTCCTGAGGAGGGATGATGTCGGTAGTGTCGACAGCCCACACGCTGAAAAAGGATACAGGGCAATTAATCAAAGCTCCGCGCAGAATGCCAGTCGCGGAAGCAGTGGCAAAATATATGCGTGTGCCAACATCGGGAGGAAACTCAGTTCCATGGGATCCCTTAGTGGCTCCGTATGTTATTGAGCCCATGAACTGTCTGGCTGCGCGAGAATATGATGCCGTAGTTTTTGTGGGGCCAGCCCGAACCGGTAAAACGAACGGGCTTATTGATGGCTGGATTGTTTATAACATCGTCTGCGATCCGTCTGATGTTTTGCTGGTGCAGATGACAAAAGACAAGGCTCAAGAGCACTCCAAAAAACGTCTCGCCCGTACGTTCCGCTGCAGCCCCGAAGTAAAAAAATGCCTGAGTCCACGGCATAACGACAATAACGTCCACGATAAATACTTTCTGTCCAGTGCGTTCCTGAAGATTGGCTGGCCGGCGGTCAGCGTCATGTCATCCTCGGATTTTAAATGTGTTGCTCTGACCGATTACGATCGCTTCCCGGAAGATATTGACGGTGAGGGTGATGCCTTCTCTTTAGCTTCTAAGCGTACCACCACCTTTATGTCTTCGGGCATGACGCTGGTGGAAACCTCGCCTGGTAGGGATATCACAGATGTGAAGTGGCGTAGGCAGACGGCACATGAGGCCCCGCCGTGCACTGGGGCTATGTCGCTGTACAATCGTGGTGATCGTCGCCGCTGGTACTGGCAGTGCCCGCATTGCGGGGACTATTTTCAACCCAACGGTGATTCGGTTGTAGGGTTCCGTGACATTACCGATCCGGTTATTGCCAGTGAGTCTGCCTATATTGAATGCCCGCACTGCGTGGGAAAAATCACTCCTGACCAGAAACGCGCGCTCAACAGTCGCGGCGTATGGCTACGGGAAGGAGAAACAATCAGTAAAGACGGCGTTCGTGGTGGTAACCCCCGCAGATCAAGAATTGCGAGCTTTTGGATGGAAGGACCCGCTGCTGCATATCAGAAACTGGATCAGCTGGTCTACAAGCTGCTAACTGCCGAGCAGGACTATGAAACTACCGGCAGCGAAGAAACTCTTAAAACGGTGATTAACACTGACTGGGGTCAGCCGTACCTGCCGCGTTCTGCAATGGATCAGCGTCGTGGTGAGGATCTGATGGCGCGCGCCGAAGTGCTGGAGAAGCGATTTGTTCCACCGCAGGTTCGCTTTCTCGTAGCATCAGTTGACGTGCAGGGTGGGAAAAAACGTCGCTTTGTGGTGCAGGTAGTTGGATATGGTCAGCACGGTGAACGTTGGGTGATTGACCGTTACAACATTAAAACCTCGCTTCGCTGCAATAGTGATGGTGAGGCGTTGCCCATTGACCCCGGCAGCTATATCGAGGACTGGAATTTGCTGATCACCGATGTCCTCGATAAAGAATACAGCCTTATATCTGATCCTGATCGAGTGATGCCGATCATGTGCATGGGAGTTGATAGTGGTGGTGAAGATGGTGTTACCGACAACGCCTACAAATTCTGGCGGCAGTGTCGTCTCGATGGATTACGTAAGCGTGTTTATCTCTTTAAAGGTGACAGTACTCCACGAGGAAAGCTGATTAATCGCACGTATCCGGACAATACCCACCGATCCGATCGTAAGGCCACAGCACGTGGTGATGTTCCTCTCTACTTCCTTCAAACCGACCGATTCAAGGATCGTGTGAATAATTCACTGGGTCGCGAAACACCCGGGCCGGGGTATATCCATTTCCCTGACTGGCTGGGTGAGTGGTTTTACGATGAACTCACCTATGAAGAGCGTGGTGTGGATGGCAAGTGGAAGAAACCCGGCAAGGGAGCTAACGAAGCCCTCGACCTTATGTGCTACTGCGACGCGTTAGTCGTCCTGCGCGGATATGAGCGCATCAAAGACTGGAGCAAGCCGCCAGACTGGGCCAAACCTCAGCAGTTGAGCCGGGTTATCTCTGCACCTAAACCGGAAAAATCGGGGCCTATTACAGAGCCTGTACAGCCAAAACCAGTGTTATCGCAATCATCAGCTGGCCCCGGCAGCATGAAGAAAGCCAAAATCGGGAAAAAATATGCGGATTATTGAAATCAAGAACATGCGGGATAAGGCGTTGAAAGCCTATAGCGACGCGCTGGAAGCGCAGAGCCTTGGAATGAACGGGCGCAACCTGACCCGGCAAAATATCGACACGCTTAAAACCCAGCTGGATTACTGGGAACGCCGTTATTCACTCGCGCTTAAAAAGGGCAAAAGCAAGCCTTATTCACTGGTTAAATTCACGGGGGCGTGATGAATATTTTCACCCGGGCTATCCGGCATGTCTCACCTGGCTGGGCGGCAAAGCGCCTTCGGTCTGAGATTCAGATTGATGCTTATCAGGCGGCGCACCAGACCCGAACGTATGCCGCTAACCGTGAAAACCGCAGCGCCAATACTGCCGTCTTTGCCGCTGGTGCATCCATCCGTGAGCAGGCTCGTTGGCTCGATGAGAACCACGATATTGCGATCGGTATTTTGGACAAACTTGAAGAGCGCGTTGTTGGCGCGCGTGGTATCCAGATTGAGCCGCAACCGTTGGGTTACGACGGTAAGGTTCACGAAAAGTTTGCGGCTGAAATCGCGGCACGATGGGATAAGTGGGCCGAATCACCGGAGGTCACGGGTTGTTATAGCCTGGCGGAAGCCGAGCGTCTCATGCTGCGCTCAGCCGTCCGTGATGGTGAAGTCTTCACGCAGTTGATCCGTGGGCCGGTCAAGGGGGTTGTGTATTCCGGTGGTGTGCAGTTTACCTTCGAAATGCTGGAAGCCGATTTTGTGCCTTTCAACCTGACAGGGGTAAACGGGGATGACATCACCATTCAGGGGATAAACGTGAATGCGTGGAATCGTCCGATCTCCTACAACGTTTATAAACACCACCCACAAAGTGGACTTGGAGCAAGTCAGACAAAAATCATCCCGGCAGAGCGCATGTTGCATCTGGCTATGCGTAAGCGTCTGCACCAGGTGCGCGGCATGTCGATTTTTGCGGGTGTTATTCAGCGCCTGGCCGACGTTAAAGAATACGAAGACTCGGAACGTATCGCGGCACGTATTGCAGCTTCACTCGGTTTCTTCATCAAACGTGGCGATGGCTCAGTGTATGCCGACGAGGCTACCGACTGGAAAGCGCCGGACAATCCCAATCGCGCCTTTGAAATGTCTGCAGGCATGATTTATGACGGTCTGGCTCCAGGTGAAGAACTGGAGATGCTGGAGTCCAACCGGCCCAACACCAATATGCTCGGTTTTCGCAGCGGGCAGTTGCGTGCCACAGCATCTGGCACGCGAACCGGCTATTCCTCTATCGCCCGTGATTACAACGGCACTTATTCCGCGCAGCGCCAGGAGCTGGTGGAGAGCTTCGAAGGTTATGGCGTTCTGCAGGAATGGTTTGTTTCCCGCGTGGCCCGTCCGATGTATCGCGAATGGCTGAAAATGCTGCTTCTGAGTGGAATCGACGTACCTGCTGATGTAGATCCCGACTCACTCTACAACGCTACCTATATGGCACCAGTAATGCCATGGATCGACCCTGTGAAAGAAGGGGAAGGCTGGAAGACGCAAATTCGTGGCGGGGCTGCAACTGAATCCGAGTGGGTGCGAGCCCGTGGACTGAGCCCTCGCCAGGTTAAAGCGCAACGTCTGCGGGAAATTGAATTCAACCGTGAACACGAACTGGTGTTTGACACTGACCCGGCTAATGACAAAGGAACAATAACAAATGAGCAAACAACACCTGGTGCTGGTGGCACCAAAGGCCAGCAGCCAAATCAAGGCGATGAATAATCACTGGTATGAGATTCAGGCAGCAGCCAATGATTCGCCCGGTGAAATCCATCTTTATGATCAGATAGGCGGCTGGGGTATTTCAGCCAGTCGATTTTTACGAGAGGTCAGCGAAGCTGGCCTTTTTAATGCCTCACAGGTAGATATCCGTATTCACTCTCCCGGCGGCAGTGTGCTGGATGGCTTTGCTATCTACAACACACTCAAGCGCCTGACCGGCACCATCAATATTTACGTTGATGGTCTGGCCGCCTCGATGGCATCAGTGATCGCCATGTTGCCGGGGGCAACGGTTCATATGCCGTCCAACGCGTTCATGATGATCCACAATCCTTATGGCGGGCTGGTGGGGGATTCAAACGATCTTCGGGACTACGCCGACCTGCTCGATAAAAACTCTGCGGTCATGATTGATGCCTATACGCAGAAAACCGGGCTTTCCCGAGAGGAAGTCGAATCCCTGATGAGCAATGAGACCTGGATGACCGGCGCGGAAGCGGTGGAAAAAGGTTTTGCTGATGTGCTGCTGCCTGAAATGCAGATGGCGGCATGTATTAACGATAACGTAACGAAGGAGTTTTCCAAAATGCCAAAGGCAGCCCAGCATATTTTCGCCCCTCACGGTAATGCCAACCAGTCGCAGGCGCAGCAGCCAGTGGTAACGAACCAGCCTCCGGAGGGGGGCCAGCCAGCGACCGTTGATATCGCCGCACTCGCAGCACAGATGGAACAACTGCGCCAGACGCGCGAAACGGAGCGCCGGGCGGCAATCTCTGGCGTGTTCACTCCGTTCGCCAGCCATCCCGGCATGACGGAGTTGCAGGCATCCTGCATCAGTGATCAGTTCTGTGATGCCGCGACGGCACAAAAAACGCTGCTGGCCAAACTGGCAGAAGGCACCACGTCCATTGCGGGCGGTTTTGCGCATGTCCACGCCGGGAACGGCAATATTGTCGGTGATTCGGTGCGTAACGTCATTATGACCCGCGCCGGGCAGGCCGAGCGACAGGCGGACAACCAGTTCAACGGCATGTCACTGATGGAGCTGGCGCGCGCGTCGCTGACCCACCGTAATATCGGCGTGGCCAGTCTGGACCGCATGGGGATCGTCGGCATGGCGTTTACCCACAGCAGCAGCGATTTCTCATTCATTCTGATGGATGTGGCGAACAAGTCGGCGCTGGCAGGCTGGGATGATGCGGAAGAAACCTTTGATAAATGGACCCGCACCGGTTCTCTGTCTGACTTTAAAGCGGGCAACCGTGTAGGGCTGGAAGCCTTCCCGAGCCTGCGTCAGGTGCGGCCTGGGGCCGAGTATAAGTACGCGACCCTGAGCGATACCGGCGCATCGATCACGCTGGCCACCTACGGCGAGCTGTTCAGTATCGATCGTCAGGCGATAATTAATGATGATTTAAGCTTCATCACTCGTGTACCTGAATCCATGGGCCGTGCCGCAAAAGCCACTGTCGGCGACCTGGTCTACGCGGTTCTGACGGGTGACCAACAGTTCAACGGGGATTCACTGTTCAGTGCCGAACGTAACAACTATGTTTCTGGTGAATTGAGCGTCGAGAATCTGGCTTCAGCGCGCTCCCAGATGAAACGCCAAAAATCAGGCGATCGCACACTGAACATTTCCCCGGCTTTCCTGCTGGTACCAACGTTACTGGAAGCCTATGCCGACCAGATTATTCACTCCACGTCGGTGATTGGCGAACAAATCAACTCCGGCATTAAAAACCCGGTGATGAACATGGCGGAGATCATCGCGGAACCACGTCTTGACGATGCCGGGGAAGAAGACTGGTATCTGGCAGCCCGCAAGGGGGCGGACACTATTGAAGTGGCTTACCTCGATGGTAATGCCGCGCCGACGGTTGAAAGCACCTCTGGCTTTACGGTTGACGGCGTGACCATGAAAGTGCGCATCGATGCTGGTGTAGCACCGATGGACTTCCGTGGCCTGCTTAAGTCAGCGGGTGCATCCTCCTGATTTAGTGTTGATAGTTAGCTTCATACCGCCACCTTTCGGGGTGGTTTTTTTATTGAATCGAGGAAGTGAACATGGCTAAGAATTATGTAGAAGACGGCAAAACGATGGACTGGACCAACAGCACTGGCGCGGATGTGGTTTCTGGCGATCCGGTCGTGGTTGGCTCGCTGATTGGTGTGGCCCACGGTGATATTGCCAATGGTGATGGCGGTGTGCTGCATATGACTGGCGTCATTGCGCTGGCGAAAGATGAAGCAGATACTTGGTCTGCTGGCGATAAACTTTATTTTGACGATACCAGCGGCAATGTGACCGCGACCGAAGGCGACATTATTGCCGGTACCGCATGGGCCGACGCTGAGAATGGCGACACTGACGCACCGGTGCGACTGGGTTACTGATGAGCGACTTCAACGCGCTGATGGCAGCGGCGGATGATGTCCTGATCTCCACCTTTAATGTCGACGGCAGCGTTGAGTTATGGCCGGGTGAATCCCGGTCACTCACGATACAAGGGGTGTTCGATAACCCCTTTTTGCTGACTGGCATTCCTGACGGTGGGCAGATTCAGGGCAGCGACCCGTCATTTACCGCGCATGACCGGGATATTATCGGCCTCCAGAAAAAGGATCCGGTACTTATCATCGATACGACGTGGTATGTGAAATCGCTGCAACCGGATGGCTCCGGTGTAACGCGGGTGTTTTTGTCGAAATATCAAAAGTCGGGGCTGGATAAGCTAGGCGACCGATTATGAGCGGGTTTTATATCGACACCGAGGCGCTGCGCTCTGTAAAGGCGGCGCTCGGAGCTAGCGAGTCGCAAATGGTCGCGGCCTTTCACAAGGCGCTGCGGCAAACTGTTAACAAGCTCTACAAAGAATCCGTCGCGTTGATGTTCAGCGAACTCGGGGCTAAAAACCGAAAGGTTGTGCAGCGTCGTATTCGCCAGAGCACAAAAAAGGTATCCGGCAACCAGCCCGGCACCGGCAAGGTGTGGTTTGGCCTGAACGATATGCCCATCAGTACGTTAAAAGGACGTATTAAAAATCCCCGGATCCGGCGACAGCGCGATGCGAAAGGGCGATTTATTACGGCGAAAGGCTCTCGCGGCGCCACGTTCACGCCGAAATCACCTCACCTCAATGCCGTTACTTTCCTCAATTCGTTCGGTGCCACCGTGCGCGGTAAGCGTTCCATCTGGATCCGTCAGGACAACGGGCATGTGGCGGAGGCGCGTATCGCGGTTTACAACCCCATGGTTTCTGCAGTTCAAAGTGACCTCTTCGGGCATGCGGGTGAAACACTGATGGATTACTTCACAAAGGATTTGCGCGGCAGGGTGGCGGGCAATGTGTAAGGTGAAATTGTATGAATGGTGTTGAATGGCTTGATGATTATCAGGACGCAGTCGTTGCAGAGCTCGAAAAAATCCCCTGGGCCGCAACCACTGGTGTTTATCCCGATATTGGCAGTGATTTCCCCACGCCCGCCATCTTTTTCGATGTTGCCCGCTGGGAGCGTGCTGACCGGGAGCTGGGCGGCAACGTGACATTGTCGCTGACCTGCCACTTTTATATTCTGCGTCACTTTGTTGCGGCGCAAGGGGATGATGAAGAGTTGCGCGGCAGTACCGAAACGCGCGTTCGTAACGCTGCGCTCAAAATGTCCGACTGGGTAGAAGGGCGGCAGTTCGGAACAAGCACCGCACCAGCGGTGATGGATTCAGCCGAACCCATGACCTGGGAAAACTCGGAAGGCGGTGCAGACCACGCCATCTGGAGTGTGTCGTTTACGCAGTTGCTTGCCGTCGGGCGCGACCCGTTCGAAGAGCCAAACGTGCCAACCCTGAAAGAGTTCTGGCTCGGCGTCTTTCCGGACATTGGGCCTGCGCATAAAGACGATTACATTCTGCTGGCGAAATCGGGAGACGAATAATGGCGACATACCGTGGTTGTTCGCTGTTCCTGAACAGCTTCAAACTCTCCGACAGTGTGGCTTATACCCCGCCAGAAATCGCCGTTGACCGCGTATGGTATAAGGCCGGGGCAATGACAACCCCAGTGGGCATGGATCGGGGCATCAAACCCATGATTGCCCATTACAAAATTGCGGGCATGGATCCGACTGCTTTTCTTTTTTTGGGGCTGGTACCGGGCTTTCGGGCACGCCTGACCGTGCGCCGGGTCTACCGCATAGGTGATGTCACGTTGTTTTTGCATGATGAGCTCGAAGGATTTATCGACACGATCCGTGCGGATGAGCATGGCAGCGACAGCAAGCTGAACGTTGGGCAGGAGATGACGATGACGGTGAACTATTACCGCGTGTCGGTGGACGGCGTTCAGCCGCTGCTGGAAATTCATCCGGTCATGGGAACGCGGAAAATCTTTGGCGTGGATGCGCAGCGTATTCCCGCCAGTATTACGGAGATGCTGATGTGATTATTGATCCCCTCTCGATACTTGAATCGCAACTTCGTCAGCAAACCGAAACGCTCGATCCTCAGTTGCCACCGTTGCTGATGTGGGGCGATTTTGTCTTTCAGCTTTCCACGCTGGCCTACAACAAACTGAGCCTGAGCGATGCCTGGACATGGGCATCACAGGGCCGCATCGGACGACAGGATCGCCTGCAATACACCGGGAAAAAAGCCCCGACAATCCGTTTTGAGTGTGAGCTCTATGCGGATTTCGTCGATACAACCGGCCTGTCCGCGCTGATCACCTCTGCCGGGGTCTGGCAGGATGCGAACAACGACCCGGTTGAATGGCTACGCCGCCAGGCCAATACTAAAACACCGATGATGCTGGTTACGGGATACGGACGGGTGATGGGATTCTGGGTCATGACGCAGCTTGAACAGGCCGTGGACGAGTTCCGTGGCGCGGGCGAATTCAGACACCAAAACGTCACTGTGTCGCTGCAGTATTTTGGCAGCAGCCTGAATGGTGTTGAAGACGATCCCGCAGAGACAGAACAGCCATCAACAGAGGCTTCCAGCCAGACTGTTAGCGAGATGAATATGTTTCTAAGCGAGTACGAGAATGGCTGATTTCGATACCGCAAATATTTATCAGCGTCTGATGAAGCTGGTGAAATACGGCAATATCCACAGCGTGCAGGCTGACCCGCCCACATGCCGGGTGACGTTCGGTGTCGATCCGATTTCAGGGCAGGAGCACATCAGTGACTGGCTGAACTGGTCGACGCGGTCGGATTCCGAGGTGAATGACTGGAGCATGCCAGCAGTAGGTGCGCAGGTGATAGTGTTTAGTCCTGGCGGTGAGACAGATAACGGACTGGTGTTCCCTGCTGGTTTTTCCGGTGATCGCCCACCACCATCAACGGAACCGGGGCAGCATGTCACTGCATACAGCGATGGAGCAGCAGTTTCTTACGATACACAGGCGCACGCGATGGCAGTAAACCTGCCAGCTGGTGGCTCGATTGTCATCATTACACCCGGTGGGATGACGGTAAAAGGAAACGTGGATATTGACGGCACGCTAACTGCGACTGAGGTCAAGGATAAAACCAGCTCAATGCAGGAGATACGCGATACGCATAACCTTCACGATCACAACGAAAATGGCGACGGTGGCGGTGTCACCGACCCACCAAACCAGAAAATGCAATCCAGTGAGGAACCCGACCAGTGAGTCGGGTTTTTTTATGGGGGAGTTATGCAGGGAATGAACCGGGAAACCGGAAAAGTTTTGTCCGGGACTGATCATATCCGTCAATCCGTCGAGGACATTCTCAGCACGCCACTCGGCACGCGCGTGATGTTGCCGGGGTACGGCAGCAATCTGATCCGTCTGGTTGACCATCCGGCAGACCACATCACTGCAATCCGTGTAGTCATGGCGACGGCGGTGGCGATTGCCCGCTGGGAGCCACGAATAACGATTAACAGTATCGAGGTGTTGAAAGCGGGAGAGGGAGAGATAGCGATCACTCTGCGGGCCACCGATACAGAGAATCAGCGCACAGTTGTGCTGGAGAACATACGTCTATGAATACGATTGACCTGAGCCAGTTACCACCGCCACGAATACTGGAAATGCCAAAGTTTCGGGAGCTGAAAGCGAAACGCCTGGCGGAACTCCAGTCTCTTGACCCGACTTTTAATGCGCTGGTGGAAAGTGACCCGGCGATGAAGTTGCTCGAGATTCTGGTTTACCGGGAGATGGTTAACGTCGCACGCTTCAATAGCGGGATCCTGGCGGTGCTGCTGGCCTATGCAAAAGGCAGCGACCTCGACCAGATTGGCGCCAATTATGAAGTATTTCGTCTGGTTATCACGCCTGCTGACGATACCACCATCCCACCGACAGCCGCCGTTATGGAAAGCGACGATGCTTTCCGCCGCCGTATTCGACTCTCCTGGTATGCGCGAAACACGGCAGGATCTATTCAGGCTTATGAATATTTTACACTGTCGGCCGACGGTAGTGTGCTCGATGCAAAAGCCTATGGCCCGCAAGAGTCTTCTGATATTCAGCCGGGACGGGTGCATGTGTATGTCCTGAGCGCAGAAGGTGATGGCACACCATCAGATACATTGCTTCAAACGGTAACTGACTCGCTTAGCGCGGAATATACCCGACCGCTTACAGATTACGTCAGCGTTCTGGCGCCTGACGTTGTTACCTATGAAGTGGATGCGACGCTCCTGATAGCGGACGGGCCGGATGCCGACACGGTAGAACAGGCCGCTGTGTCGGCGATGCAACGCTATGCAGATAGCGTCCATAAAATTGACATCGATGTGTCGCTAGCGGGTGTGTACCGGGAACTGAAACAACCCGGCGTCGACGATGTTGTACTGGATTCACCGCTAGCCACGATCCCTGTGGGCCTCGGTGAAGTGTCGTACTGTACTGCCATCAATTTGACCATCAAAAGGGGGAGCGATGTACCGGACACTCCTTCCTCCTAATCCAACCCAAGGCGAACAGGCTCTTGAGCAGGTGATGGGTCATGCGAGTGATCAGCCCATTGATATCCGCACAGTGAAAAGCGCGGATGATTGCCCTCTCGAACTGCTGCCATGGCTGGCGTGGGAATATGCGGTCACTTACTGGGATGAGAACTGGACGGAAGCGCAGAAGCGTAGCGTCATTAAAAGTGCTCCCAAAGTAAACAAAACACGCGGTACCGCTGGTGCGGTAAAGCATGCACTTGAGGCCGTTGGGCGCTCCATTGACGTCGTCGAATGGTTCAATGATTCCCCGGCAGGTGAGCCGTATACGTTCCGCATTTTAGTCAATGGTTATGCTGTGACCGCCGATGAGCTCAAGCTGATTGCACAGCAGGTTGCGGATGCAAAAAATGCCCGCAGCTACATGAGCGATATCCAAATCGGTCAGCAATCTGTAGCGGGGAATGTGTACTGTGGTGGCGCTTGCGTCGTGCAACAGACAATCAGAATTAAGGCAAAACGCGATGAGTGATTTTTATTTATTGATTACAGACGCCGGGAAGTCGCTGGAAACTGCTGCGCATGCGAGTGGTAATCCGGTCAAATTAACCGATTTTTCAGTAGGCGATGGCAACGGTTCGCCAGTCACCCCCGACGCCGCGCAAACCTCGCTGGTTAATGAAACATTTCGTGATGCCATTAGCTCGCTGGCAGTGAGTATCTCAGATAGCACTGTACTGGAAGCTGAGTGTGTAATCCCGGCAAGCAGTGGTGGCTATACGATCCGCGAAATTGGTATTTTTGCGGATGATGGTTCGCTGTACGCCGTGGGGAATTTTGCTGAGCAGGAAAAGCCGGATCCTGACAGTGGCTATGCGGCATCGCTTCAAATTTTGGCCGATCTTGCCGTCTCAGATACTGCTGATATCACATTAACCATTCAGGACGGGAGCTATCTGACCGAGCCGCAGGGAGATACGCTGTATTTACGCCAGGATAAAAATCTATCCGAAATTGCCGCTCAGGGCACGGACGCTCAGGGTGAAGCGCGGGATAACCTAGATCTGGGTACCGCCGCAATCGCTGATACTGTCACTAGTCCAGAAGATACTACCGCCGGGTCTGTTCTTGTTGTTGGGTCGGCGGGAATTGGTAAAGCTATACGTATTGCTCCAGGTAGTGATGTGGATTTAGCTGATTTTATGACGACGGCGAACGGCAATTTTTATCACTGTGACAGTCCCTATACGAATGCGCCTCCGTGGTTTGGTACTGAATGGTTCGACATCATTATCACTCAACATGAAGCAGCTAATTACCGAACCATAAGAGCCTTGAGCAGCTCCGGGCATACTGCCTTCGCAGTAATTACAGCCGGAACATTCAGCGGCTGGAAAAGAGATTATACGGAGCTACAGAAACCATCGGCAGCAGATACGGGGGCGGTTCCGCTAAATAGTGATGGTAGCGTAGATGCAATTAAAACGCTCAGGTGCCAAAACTTCCAAACACCGCAAACCGGCACCCCATTTGAATTTGCTCAGTTATCGGGCATCGCAGGGAATGTATATTTTGATATTCACACCGATGGTTCAGCATCCGGCGAGGACTATTCATACAGAATAACGTACAAGCCCGACAAATCAGCCACTACCAGTGGTCAATGGATACCTGGCGATTACGCCAACTTTGATGCCCGCTACTACACACAAACTGCTGCTAACGCGAAATTCGTTACTCAAATCAGGCTTGGCGCATATAAAGATGTAACGAACAGTAGTGGTAATGTCGGCGAAGAACAAAGCGGGTATGTGGTTACGATGGGGGGGGATTTTGGGTCTGATAATGGGTATTACCGATTGCGAAAAATGCAATATCTGATTAATGGCGCATGGTATGACTCAGTGTCCTCATGAGGAAAATAAAAATGATGAATCTGAAAAATTTTAAACTGTATACACCCGATGACCCTGAGCGCGCTTATCTTGTTGAAATGGGCATGGCTTTTTATATTGATGATGCGGGCAATGACTGGCATAACATTCAAAGCAAATACCAGCCCGACACGCTCAAAATTGCCTACTACCCAGACGGTAGAGTTGACTCATTTTCTTATGATGTCACGGCTATTACTCCGCGCGATTTGTCAGTTGGTGAAATTGCGTCAGATAAAATACCTGCTGGCTTTTTTGAGGGTGGAAAGTGGGTCTTTGATGGGAAGGTTATTTCTGCATATCAACCTTCTCATGAAGAGCTGATAGTTTCTGCGGAGGCGACAAAATCAAAATTGATGGATGCTGCAAACAGAGCAATTGCACCGCTACAGGATGCGGTTGATCTGGATATGGCCACAGATGATGAAATAGTTCAGCTAACAGCATGGAAGCAATACCGCGTGTTACTAAACCGTGTTGATACGTCAACAGCTCCTGACCTCAACTGGCCGCCAGTTCCAACCTTTATTCTTTAAATCCCGGAGTTACCATGCATAAAAAGAAACAACCGCGCCTGCGGGGATTTTCCCTGCGCGCTTTTCAGACCCGAATGAATGCGGTCTGGTTTAACGGCTCAATGAATGAGACGCAGGCAGAGTGCTTGTCAGGCTTCACCGCTGCGTATCTCATCTACAACAACGTGCTCGGTAAGAGCATCCCGGTTAGCTGGTTGGCCTATATCCTTGCCACCACATACCACGAAACCGCCGCGACGATGAAACCCATCGAAGAATATGGCAAAGGTGCGGGCCACTCTTATGGCGAACCGGATCCGGAAACCGGGCAGATTTACGACGGTCGTGGCTATGTCCAGCTTACCTGGAAAGAGAACTACCAGAAGGCGCAGGACAGTGTTGTGAACGTCCAGACCATGAAGTGCGATGTGCCGCTGGTGATGCAGCCCGACCTGGCGATGACTCCGTGGATTGCGGCGCAGGTAGCAATCGTTGGCATGGCGGAAGGTTGGTTCACCGGCAAGAGCCTCGGCGACTACCTGACCGAGACCTCCACCGATTACGTCAACGCTCGTCGGATCATCAATGGCACAGACAAAGCACAGACTATTGCCGCCTATGGCACCGAAGCACAAGACGCGCTGGCGTTAGCATATGGGCAGGGCATCACCCGCAGCACTGTGAAAAACGGCAGTTCCGGAGACGATGTACGTGAGCTGCAACTGATGCTTGGCCTTACTGCCGATGGTATAGCCGGCAATGACACCGCGAACGCCGTTATGACGTTCCAGGCTGAAAACCTGCTACAGGTTGATGGTATTTGCGGACAGGACACATGGGCGACTCTCGACCGGGAGATTTACGGCGTATGAAAGCATTATTTTTGATGGTGTTAAGTCTGCTGCTGGGTGGTTGTTCAGCGACGATGGTCAGTTATAGCGCCGGGAGTGCTGGCAAAGATTGCCCGCCGGTTGTCAGTGTAAAAAGCCTGGGGAACAGCGTTGTGATTACCGATGGCTCAGTTTGTAAAAAGGAAGCATTTAAGTGAAGAAAGCAAAGAAAGTGGTCGCCGCCAGCGCAGCATTGATTGCGTGTTGTCTGATCGTCGCATGTTCCAACGTGTTGACGTACATCCGCCACGACGAACGCAAAGGCAACATCCAGTGTAGTGATGATCAGGCTCTCAAGCGCGACAGCCAGTGTAACGTCAACACGAAATAACCCTCCAGCCCCTTAGCCTACAGACCCGCTCCGGCGGGTTTTTTTATGTGGAGAATAGTATGGATTTACATGGCACCCGTACGAAAGAGACGGATAACGCAACAAAGCAGATCACTACCGTCAATATGTCGGTGATTGGCATCGTAGGCACAGCGCCACTGGCTGAACGTGGCGTGGTGGCTACGCTCATGACGGGCAGTTCACTGCTTAACAACCAGATAATTTTCAGTGCGAGCCAGAATGGTACTGAGGGAAATCAACTCAAGGTGCTGGCGACCAGTGGTGAAGCCGATTCGTCGGGCGGCGCAGAAACGCACGCATTCTTCGAAGACGATCTGCTGACAGTCATCCTCGGTACCGATGGTGATGGCGTCATTGTTGCCACGGCGGCAGATGTTGTGGCTGCGGTAAGTGATCTGGATCCGGGACTTGCTGAGCTCAGTATCACTGCCGCATTACCGGACGGGATGACTGGCGCTGGGGTGATGCTGCCTTTTGGCAAAACCGCGCTGACTGGTGGTGAGAATGAACCGTTCCCACTGTTCACTCCATCGCTTATTTCCGGTAGTCGCAGCGCTGCAAAAAAACTGGGCTATGCCGGTACGCTCTACGCGGATATGTACGACATCCTCAATCAGATTGGTGCGCTGGTTGTCGTTATTCGCGTGCCTGAAATCCCATCGGAAGACCTGCAACGTGCAGCGATTATCCGGGGGATTGAAGCGCTGAAACTCGGACAATCCACGCTCAACTATAACCCGCGCATTCTCATCGCGCCGGAGTGGAGCACCGACGACGGTGTGGGCAAAGCGCTGGAAAGCACTGCGAACCTGTGTCGCGCTGTCACCTATCTGGATTCGCCTACGATGGCGACACCAGAAGATGTGGCCAGGCGTGGGCAGATGTACGGCGCCCGTGTCGAGATTTTGCGCCCGCGCATCATGGTCACCAGCGACGTCACCGGCAAAACCAACAGTCGCCCATATTCAGCGGCAGCGGCAGGTCACCGCGTGCGCATCGATAACGACTACGGCTACTGGTGGTCGAAGTCCAACCATGAGGTTTACGGCTTCTCCGGGCTTGAACAAACGGACAGCTTCCTCATCGGGGATGAAACATGTGTGGCTAACCAGCTCAATCAGGCAAACGTGAGCACCGTTGTGATGCTGGATTCGTACCGTCACTGGGGCAACCGATTGTGTACCGACGACCCGCAATACCGCTTCGAATCGGTGCGCCGCACGATGGACGCTATCGAGGATTCGATCCAGTTGATGGTGACTAAAAGCTATGTCGATCGCCCGATTGATAAAGCCTTTGCGACATCACTTGTGGGCTCGGTGAACAGCTACCTGCGACAGCAGACCAAGGCCGGGGTTATTAACGGCGGGCGCTGCTGGCTGGATCCTGACCTTAATACCGCTGAATCACTCGCGGCTGGCAAGGTGTACTTCAACGTGGCGGTTGGCCCTAAATCACCGGCAGAAGAAATCACCGCAACGTACTCCATCGACAACACCTACACCGTGCAGGAATTCAATCTGGCGGCCTGATAAGGAGGCATTATGAATACAGGCTTTATCTACTCAAAGTCCGGGCTGTGGCTCGGCAATAACATCCGTGTGGCCGGTGTCCTGTCACTCACGCCGCCCGCCATGACCGCGACAATCGGCAACTATAAACCGACCTGGCAGGATATGGCCACGCCGGTTGATACCGGTATGGAACCGATGCAGGCCGAATTTAAAACCGGCGCGGACACGGACGTATTGGGCATGTTCGGCTTTATTCCGGGCAGCTCTGCGCGAGTTCAGATCCGCCGAACCTATCGTGACACCGACGGTGTGCTGCATACGTTTGTGGATGAGCTGGAAGGTATCGTCGGTACGATTACCGCTGACGAAGCCGGTACAGATGGCAAGGAAAGCGTGGGTATGTCGGTCACGATGAACCTGGGCTATTACAAACTGACGGTCGACGGGAAAGAGATCTACGAGATTGACCCGCCGAACATGATCCGCAGCATTAACGGTGTGAACGTTTTGGCAGATGAGAAAGACGCTCTGCTGATGTAACCCGCTTTCAATAACCTTTCTCTGGCGCCCGCGTGGCGCCATTTTTATTTCTATCGGAGTATTTATGTCTTATCCCGCTAATACCACCCTGATCACGTTGTCCCGCCCGTTCAAACTGAACGAGAAAGAAGTTGAAACCATCGAGATGCGCGAACCAACGGTGTTCGACAAACTTGCTTTTGAGAAGAATAAGGGCGCTCCTCTGGAGAAAGAGGTCACGATGATTGCAGGGCTGTGTGGGCTAAATCCAGGTGATCTCTACAAGCTCCCGGCGTATGACTATGAACAGCTGACCGAGGCGTTTAACGCTTTTTTGTTACCGCCGGCGGAGCGCTCGAAAGAGAGTTCCTGAACAATCAGCCGGGGATTACGTACTGGTGTCGCATAACGTTCGCTGAGCAGCTCGGGCTGCCAGTGAGCACCTGGCGGTACTATCTGAAACAGGCGATAAAACGGAGCAAGCCAAGTGGCACCTAAATCGCAGAAGTTTAACGCCTCGATAAACTTCGGGGCGTCGCTCGATCCGTCAATGGCGCGTACGTTGAAACAGCTGACGCGTGGTATTGACGACATCAGCGATGAGTCGGAGAAGGCGTCAAAAACGCAAACCGCCTGGATGCGGCAGATGAAAGAGGGTTCAGCCACCACCACTTCTCAGATTAAGAAGATGGAGAAGGCTACCGAAACCCTCGTTAAAAAACAGGCGGCGCTGGAGAAACAGATCCGCGACGGTATCAAAGCCGGGAAAGACGTCTCGGATCTGGCGAACGAATATCAGCGCGTGGCCGCCGGTATTGGACGGGCAGAGCATGCGCTATCTCGCCTTAATTCGCAGCAGGACCGCGAAAACAAATTGGTAGATAAGCAAAAGCGTAAGCAGGCCCGGAATGAGCGTTATAAAAATGCGTTCCTTTCACCATCACAAACTGCCTGGGGGAAAGCCAAAGCTGCACCGGGTAACATGCTTGAGTCCGGGTTATCGATGGCTGGTGGTCTGCCGTTCGCCGCAGCAAAAGCGGCTGTTGGCGCTCCCGTTGCAATAGCGAAAATGGGCCTTGGTGTGGGAGCCGGCATCATTGGCGGTGTGCTGGCGCTCAATAAGAAAACAGCAGAAGAATATCGTCTTGCCAAACAGTACGGCATGTCTTTCAAGAGCTATAAAGCTGGCAGCATTCTGGCTGAACAGGCAGGCCTCAATGGCGAGAATTACGGTGATTTGTCGGAAGAGTTGAGTAACAAGCTGGGGGAGCAGGGGAACGATAAAACGTTAAACCCACTGCTTGCGCAGATTGGTATGAACAAGACGCAGCTTAAAGGAACCAAACAACAGCAGTTTGATAAGGTCATGCAGGCCATTAGCGTCGGGATCCAGAATAAATCCATGACCGCACAGCAGGGGGAATCACTTGCCGATCAGTTGATGGGTGGTGAGGCCAACAAGTTGATGACCTACATTGCGAACACCGGAAAATCCTATAAAGAGGTGATGGATAACGCTGCGGACCTCAATAACATCTCTGAGGATGAGGCCAGAGGGGCGGTAGAGTCGAGCCAGACGATCAGCAATATCTGGACGTCGGCTGAAACCGCGCTACAGGGCATTGCCGGTGAGCTTGGGGCTGCGTTTGAACCCCAGTTAAAAGCGTGGGAGCAGCAGGCCACTCAGTGGATCAGCAACAATAAACAGCTGATCGTCAATGACATAACTGAATGGGTTAATGGTGGTGGACCTAAGCGCATTGTCGATGGGCTTGAGAAGTTTGGTAGCGCTGTGTCAACGGTTGCTGGTTGGATTGAATCGCTTTTGCCAGATAAAACTGCAGATCAGGAAAAAATTAAACAGTACATGTCCTACGGTAATTCAATGGCTGGGGGTCAAGAGTTGGCGAAGGAATATGGACTGGAAGACTGGTTCGAAAAGCAACATTTCGACGATCCTTCCGTTATTGCAGGGCTTCGAGGGGAAGCCAGAGTATCTGATCGTGTCACATTTGATGAAAAAACTTTCGGTGTGCCTGTACCATCGATGAAATCCTTGGCATCTCAACAGACTAATCATGTTGCAATAACTGTGAATGCTGCACCTGGGCAGAGCCCAGAGGACATTGGTCAGTCCGTATATCAAAAATATAGCGAAGCTATATCTGGTGATGGCACCGTGAACCAGTCTTCTGGAGCGACTTTTGACCTACCACAGTTCTAAGCGTTCTTTTTAGTTAGGCACAATCATTTCACAATTGGAAAGCTGCAAATAACCATCAGCTTTCCCTGGTGAGGAACATAATGCCTCGATAAAACTACCTTTTTTTAGATTTACGATATTGTCGTCAACTTTCTTAAATATTAAATTGACGTGTTCCATAGCATTCTCTCCTTCAACCGTTACCACTGGCTTGCCGTCATTGTTTTCGTCGACGGAAATAGCAGTGGCTACAATGACCAGCGTTTTACCAGCATATTTCTGTTTTGCGGAAATAGCGTTTTCATTAAACTCTTTGCTCAAAATATCCGCGCCACGAGGGTGGTCGCCAATCTCACTTGGGATATCGGCAATTTTTATTTCAGCTGATGTTTGAAAGCAAAGTAACGCGAATATTAAAAGTATAAATTTATTCATTTCTTACGGCCCGTTTATTGGAGGTTTTATGGAGTATAGGACCAAAGATGGTGATCGTTTAGACATTATATGCGTGCGGCACTATGTCACCGTCAACAACACATTTGAAGCAGTGCTCTATGCAACGGAAAACTACGATCTGACCTCATCAGAAATATTTGATGCAGGCGTCACATTCTCTCTCCCAGTAGTGAAACCGGCAGAGAAAAAAATCGAAAATTCATTGTGGGACTGATTTATGCCGTACATCGACACTGGTAGCCGGCCGTGGCAGCCAAACATCACGATCCACGTTGAAGGTGAAGATATTACAGATGCTGTTCGGGAAAACCTTATAAATCTGACGTTAAAGGATTATGGTGCTGGCTCCAAACAAAGTGATCAGCTTTCTTTTTCCGTTGTTTCACCTGATATGAAATTACCCGCAAAGGGGGTGAAAATATCGATTGCGTTGGGCTTCGGCAGCACCTTAGTCAACAAAGGCACGTTTGTGGTGGACTCTCGCACTTCTGGTGGATCTTCATCTCAACCACGGGTTGTTGAGATTGTCGCCAAAGCCTTTTCAAAGACAAACGAACGCGGCTACGGCACATTGCAGTCGCAGAAAACACGCTCGTTTAACAGTGGAATTACGCTCGGAGATCTAGTGAATTCTATTGCCTCCGAATACGGGCTCACCGGCAGAGTTGATTCGAAATTGGTCAGCCAGCAGATATCCCATATTGATCAGGTCGGGGAGAGTGACATGAACCTGCTGACTCGCATCGCGGCGCGGTATGGTGCCGTGAGCAAAGTTACGCATGATTACTGGGTTCTGACGCCACGAGGATCTGATACCACAGTCAGCGGGCAGCCGTTGCCTAATAGAACCATCACTCCAGATATGTGCAGTAACTGGCGCTATCACGATAACAGCGATCACCCTGATAGTAGCAAATCAGGGAAGGGAACTGTTGTTGTGAGTTACCGAGATATGGGCGACGGCGGCAGAATAAAAACCCTGACTGTTGGCAGTGGTGAGCCGGTTACTCATTATCCTGTGCCACAGAAAGATATTGAAGGCGCTCGGATAGTTGCTGGTGGTTGTAGTGTCCACAGTTCGAAAAAGCTGACGGGAATGTCCCTGGTTCTACCAGCAACGCCAGAAATGATGCCAATGACGGCAGAGGGGAAAATCACCACCAGTGGCTTCGGAAGCGTGGAAGACAGGGAGTGGAAAATTGCATCGCTTGATTTCCGTCTTTCTGAGCAGGGATTTTCTCTCAGCCTGGATCTGGAGTGACAGTAATTTCCTCATGGCATGTCAGAGTAAAGTGGGGCATTGCCCCACATGGCATTCAGTCATAAAGCCATTTCCCAGCCTTTGCTGATTCGATAATCATGTTAACTGAAAGTGGCTTTATTTCTGGCTCTGGTGATGGTCTCTTTTGCCAGAATGGGTACTCGTACTCAAAATAGTTCCTGCCATCAAAGTTAGAATATTCAATGTTAAACTTATCAAACAGGTCTAAAAGAAAGTCTTGAGCATCTTCCGGTACAAACCGGAAATCATCCTGTAGAGTCCATTCTTTAGTGACCTGTTTAAGGTCCGGTTTGAACCAACGCTCCCTGATTGGATATCGCGCCATGATATACGCGATAACATCAGCTTCGTAATCTCTGCTCATCAGAAGGATGTCCAGGCAATGTGGTCTTTAGGACGGGCAATGAGGTTATATTTATCGCGTGTCCGCTTGGCTACTAGCTGGACAGTAACAATCAATTCAGCGTAACCGAGGAACGGAACCCAGCGACCGAGAAAGGTTGCAATTTTGCTTGTGGGTACCATTTTGAGCTTTGAAAACTTACCCATGGGTGCACTAGGTCTGAGTCCAAATGGGAAGCGGGCATCCTTGAGCAATCGTCTTGAAACTATCGACGCAATGCTTGTGCCTGGTGTGTTGTGTGCTGCATCTAGTTTCCCTGAAACGCGTATGAATGGTTGGCCTACTAATATTAAGCTAACACCTTCCGTTGTCATCCCTAAAGAGTCTGCCAGCTGTTCAATAAAAATAAGGTCGAAAAGTTCACCAGCAGACAGATTAGAGTGCCCGTGGTAGAAGTACGTTCCGTTACTCTCTTCTGTAGTATCCAT